GTAGTGTCTACTACAATTCGGGCTGTACCCTCATCATACTTTATAAGTATGGAACACCTTAAATGGGCTTATTGATCGCCATTAAGGTGGGTGGTCTCCCTGAAGCCCTGCGGCCGGAGACAGACTTGATGTCGAGGTGGTATATCTAGGTGACGCTAGATCTTCAACTGTACTTAAAAGGGGGTTGGGTGATTTCAAAAAGTGTGGCTGTTGGGCATGAAAGTTGACTAAAGATGAACTCAATTGTTAGATCAGCCTGAGGCTGCAGAGATATCATTAACATTCACAAAGTTCGGGGACTTTACATATATCATCGGTGATTTCAAACCTGTACCATCAATCATCATGTGATTTCCATCACAGAGGCTACCTTGTTGATAACCTTAATCAAGTTTTATTTTACGTCCATAGTCTGCTTGTTTAGCTTCAACTACTTTATTCATAGTTATTGAAGCGGCTGATATTTGTCTCAAGTTAGGCTTGGATTTGAATGCATTTAAAACTTTTGTGACCACACTAGCTTGTTTTACGCAGGATTTGCTTATAAGTAAGTTCTTACCTGCTTGATGAAACCTAGCAATAGGATGCTACTACTCGAACACACCAGTCCTGTCATGTGTGTACGAATAAAATGAGGTGGCAAAGCGAGCATGTGACATTTTTGGGAATTTCAAACATGATAAGTCACAATTAATAACATTATTCTATGTACTCAACGACTAAAGAAGTTTGTTATATTGCCCTATAGGTATGCCCTGGCATTTTGCAGCTGTCTATGCACTTACGAATTTGATCGTTCCCTGCATTTTATACATCCTTTATTTTTAAAATTATTTAGTGAGTTGCTGATTGTTGTTTAAATCCACATAGCCTTTAACCATGTTTAAGCGTATACCAACTATTTTTTATGTAAGAGGGTCGACGGTACCACTATACAACGAAATTGCTGCCAATACATGCGATTCATCATCAGTTAGGTTCTGATTCCTGCAAGAAGATGTCAAAATTATTTTTTATGGTTGTCGTAAGATGACAGCTTTCCGATTCTCATCAAGGCCGATGTTCCGAGAAAGGAAGTTGCCACGTTAAAAATTCAATGAAGGATTTTTTGTAACAAGTCCCAGACCATGAGTCATAACCATATTTACAGGAGTAGATATTAATTGCATAGATGCTACCATTTAATTCCTTTAGGGCTAGTGCTTAAAACATGCAAACATATCATCACCTGCCATACTGAATAACTTGCCTTTTCTAAACATTTCAAAAGCTTAAGCTATATTCCCAGTCTGCCTATAATATGGAAATAGATGATAAAGTACATTTCTCATGGTTCCAAAGTTGGAAGTGCATGTAGGGTGGCCTGAATATGTGGTCCCGATCAAAATCCCTGTGACTGAACATAACTGTGTACCCCTGTAGCCATAACTTTTTTTAAAATGGACTTAGGTATTAGACATGAAGTATCTGCAACGTTAGATGTCAATGTCACCTGTGATCATACCTCTCCTCAAGAGCTATCTACAAAAAGTCCCGTCTACTGTTTATCTGAGGAATTTATGCTGTGTGGAGTCGTAATTAGAAAAGTCAGACTACATCGTAAAAATATGATCATCCAAAATACCAAATCTTTCTTATATTTATTCACCTGATTTCCCTAGACACATCTATATCATAACACGCTTAAACTACCTACACATATTCCATGATATGGCGCCGACCTGTGCACGTATAGAGTATGGAGGACATATGATCATTCTGGCTTTAGCTTAATCTCTTGAGCACATCCCCAAAGCCCAGTCAGTAACGTGAGCGTGCGACTAACCTGTCTTCACATTGAGGCTGAATCTATCACGTTTATTGAATTAGTCATGCCAATGATGATCATATTTTTTGGATTTTGCAAGGTCCTTTTATGCAACGTGATCTAAATATTATTTTTTATCGACATAGATATCTTACATCCTATCAATAATGTAATCAACAGCCAAGTCTGTATATTAGATCCATTATGCTGCTACAACAGGATCAATTTATACTCTTGCTGATGTTTGTCGGCTGAACGCAAGAAACCAGTTCAAAAAACATTCTTCTTGGAATTTGAAGTCACATTACAAATTTGGGTTTTCAATGTCTACTACTTTTATCATTGGCTTCTTCCTATTCTTGCATGTGCAGACTGCTATACACGACTAATAATCTGGAACAACAGGGAACTACCACTTCTGACCAAAAATCACCCCTTTCAAAACTTTTGCTACTGATTTATTCCAGCCCATGGCTATTGCACGATTATAAGCCTAACGTGAGCCATGACAAGATGTAGGAGCGAAACATAAATCTGTCTCAAATATCTCTGTCATTGGGATTTAAAATCTTGTGGGTATATAAGGAATGATTTCATATGCTAGTTCAATTTAATCCAATTTTTGCTTTTACCGCCTGGTTCTCCCTGCAACATTTGAGCCTGCTGGTATTTGGTCCCGTTCAAACGTCTAACAGCCGAATTGTACATGGCTAATTCCTCCTGGTACATACTCTCCAAAGACAGGATGGGTTGTTAAAACTGCTCCAGGTTTTTCACCTTTGTAGATGTTGTTTTCGATTAGATGTTTTATGTAACAATTCCCTGTAAGATCCAGAACAGTCGAAGTAGAACTTAGTTTTTGCCTTGTGAATGTGTGAAGCACCTCATGTATACCACGGGTTGACTGATCTAAGAACCACCGGAAGTTTCTATTGACATATTCATATCTCATCTAGTTTTCATCTCTACTTTAGGCCTACAAGCTGAATTTTGTACCGTTGCGGCGCACTCTTGAAGCCCAATGATATAGGGCACTGAAAACCCCTTTGTTCTGTAGAAGACTTATTTACCGTGGTTGGACCATTGCGATAGTATGACCGCCCTGTGAGCCTTTTGAATACTTAGTTGCTTGCACTGCTGTAAGTTTTGATACTTGAGTTTTTTATGCAACATTCATCACTCTCATAATTACACCCTTTTCATTGTAGATGTAACCGGCGACATGGTTCATGATTGACCCAATTGAGTTATAATTGC